CCTCGGCGTGGGCTTTGTGCCCATAGACGACATACATCACTCCCGTATCCATTGCCCTGCCCAGTTAGGCGGCAATGTACAGAGGATCACGGGATGGGTGTAGATCGTGCGGATAAAGGCGTGTTGCACATCGGCGCCGTCAGCGACCTCGGATTGCCATAGCCGGATCACCTCCTCAGTCGTCTCTGTGCGACGCACCCAGAGGACACCGGTCTCATAGACCGGTAAGCGCAAATCGCCCAGCACTTCTAGCGTCCGCTCTTGCTCAAGCTCGGTGCCCACGTCGCGGACCAGTAGCGTCTCGCCTTTGAGCATTGCCGCCATCTCCCAGGCTGAGGACGAGTTTTCGGCGTCAATGCGCATTAGTCCCAGCGCCGCGCCTTCTGGCGTCATCCGTGTCCCGGTGCGCCATAGCAGCGTGCGCTCCCAGGGCAGTGTGATTGTGTCACTATGCTGCAATTCGATGCCGTAGCGCTCGAACATATCCTCTGGCACCCGCCTGCCCAGCGCCAGTACACCAGCATCTAGTTCAGCGAAGTTGACGGAGATACCGGCCAGATGTCCTTCGATGAAACCATCCCGCGCCAGTTTTCGGCGCTCCTGATTGTGACACTCGAACCAGTCACCGGGCATATAGCACCGATAGGCGCCCGACAGATCATAGCGGCTGATAGGCCGAATTGTCTTAACCCAAAACCTACCCATAGTTTTCCTCGCTTGTCATAGGGGGCCGGGCGAACCCGGCCCCCTAACTCAACAGCTGAGTTACCTAGTCGATGATCTCCGTCCAGTTAGCAGTCGGAACCGGCGGATAGTTGGAGCAGCCATACAGCGGAATCAACGTCGCCGCACAGTTGGCCGTGCCTACGGTGAGGATGGCGGCGGCGAATGCAAAGCCGCCGTCAACGTCCAGTTCCTCGGTGCGTACCTCGATGCCTACGATGTCGTCACCGTCGCCGCCGGCCTGGGTGAGCTGCGTGATGGCTTTGCCAGCGATCACCTTGGCACCAGTGCCCGCAGCGTCGGTGGCCTGCCAGATCTGCAGATCCACAGTTGAGGTCGCCACCATCGTGCCGGTGGCGAGGATGTAGAAAACGCGCTGGTGATTAGCCAGCTCCACGTAGGCCGTGGTATAGGCCGCCGGCGTCTTGACAGCCGGCACCAGGAAGTCCTGAATCTCATGGACTTCGGTAAAGCGGTGTGTATAAGCCTGAGTCATTTCATACCCCCTAGCTGGCCTCTACATCGCCCAAGATGACGAAGGGAGATACTGTCGTGGTCCCGTCACGATATGTGATGGGGGCCGACAGCCAAGGACGTCCATCCACGCGATGGACAGCGCGCCAGCTGGTGATGTCGTTCTGGAATTGGAAGTGTTTGCTGGCATCGATAGTGACCATCTGCCGATCGCCGACCAGGTATTTTGACAGGTCGTACAGGCCGATATCGCCCATCGTGCCCAGAGTTTGCGCATTCTCCACGAAGAAGACGGGCCATCCCATTAGCGTCGTGGGCATTTGGTCACGGCCATTGCCGATCCAGACATAGTTCGGATTCCCCGAAGCCGCCGGACCATTAAGACCGAGAATCTGTCGCATTGCGCTCTGGTGCGCGATCCAGATAGGTGAACGCCCCTGGAAGCGCTCCACGATGTCGAAGACGTCCTCGATGGAGATTTGCCCCGCGACTGCGCGCGGAACAACGATGGTCGGTCCCGTGCCCGTGCTGGTGTTGGCGGTGATGACGCCCAGTGGCTGTCCGGCACCGGAGCCCAACATGAACGCATATTCCTCTTCATTCATGATGGTGTCCCGAAAGAGCTTCTGAATCAGCGACTCCAGAGGGATCGCGCTGTCGGCCAGCAGTTCGTCCGATGCTTCGGTGTAGACTACGAGCTTGTGGGCCGTCAACTGCATCTGCCGGAACTTTGGCTGTGATTCGCCTTTTTCTGTGGCCTCTTCGGTCCACTTTGCGAGCGCCCCGCCATAGTATGAGCTGCCCGCAGCTGGGGCACCAGTCTGATCGAGTACGGGCACCTGCATTACGCGTGCCCGCATAGGAAGAACAGTCGCCCGCTGGCGGAACAACCGCTCAAGCGGCTCCATCTGAAAAAGCCGGGTCAGGTGCTCGGGGAATACGAGGAAGCCACCGGACGCGCCGATGCTCTCCAAGAGATCCTTCCCCTCAGTTGCCCATCCCGCCTTGCCGTCCTGTGGCGCGAGATCTCCAGTCGCCACCTTCAGCCGCGGATCGTGTCTTGCCCTGAAAGTAGTGGTATAGATCGACTGAAGCATATTGCCCAGACTCTTGAAGCCGCCCTTGCCGGTGGGCGCCGGCGCTTCTGGTGCAGTCTCAGCCATCCTCTGCTCTAGGGCCATCAACATAGCGCTGCGCTCACGCAGCGCCTTTCCTTCCCCAAACATCCGCGTGCCTTTTTCCAGCTCCTCAGCGGTCGCGTCCTTGTTGACCGCGATCTCCTGAGCCTGCTTGAATAGCACTTGCGACTGCTCGAAGAGTTCATCCCGAGTAGTAAACTCCATCTCAGTCCTCCAGTGATTCCAATTGTGCAAGAAGGTCCAACCTCATCTGCTCCGTTTCCTCTGAGGTGGGTGGTATCACCGGCCCGGCCCCTCGGTCGTCTGCATTGTCATCGCGGCCCGCATTGTCAGCGGGTGCGGACTGTATTGTCAATAGTGCCTCTGCTTCTCCGAGTGCGCTGCGCAATGTGTCAACTAGCGCCTGTTTGCGCGCCTGTAGATCCTCGCCAGCCTTGGGCGTGTCCATGTCCTCGCGTGCATAAAGTGCCGTGAGTTTGCGGATCGCCTCGGTCTTACCCGGCCCCTCATAGACGTTGCCCCGATAGCCCCCGTGGAGAGCTGCCCAGGCCGCGCCCATAAGTCGGTGGTCCAGCTTGCCGCTTGCATCACGCACGCGCAGATGCCAAGTCGAGGGTTTCTGTGGGTCCTCAACTACCAGATAGTGCGATGCTGGATGATCGCCATCGCTCTCGGAGCGGGTCACGGCTTTGTCGTCAATATCCTTAAGCGCCGTCACGCCAGCCAGCTCATTCATCGGGAACGTGACCAGCGAGAACTCCCACAGGCGCACCTCTCGTAGGTTGCGCACCGGCGCGCCGTCTTCGGATTTGGTATAGTCCGTGCCGCCGGGGATCGCATCATAGCCAATGGATAGCCCGGAGATTGCATTATCCCGGAGTAGCGCAAGAGAATCGCGTCCGCGCGCCGTGTCAGACACAATTGCCTTGATGAACAGACCATTTGTGTCTTCGTGCATTTCTATCGGGCGCCCAATCGGCTCGCCTGGATTGTGTTGCCAGAGGAACCGCACTTTGTTGCCGCGTTCCGCCAGCGTCTTGGTGAATGCGCCCTCGTGGATAATGTCGTTGCCCTGGTCGATGTTGCCAAAGGCGGCGGCATAGCCCTCAACCGTCCGGCCCTCATAGTCGAATGACGTAACCTTGAAATCGAATGTTTTGTACTCGTGTTCCATCCCCGCCCCCTTGCCCTGGTCCCACATACTGATGCACACCGCAACCGCCTGGTCCTGGTCCTCTGCAGTGCCGTCTTCGAGCACTATAGGAATGCACCGCTCGATGAAATCGCTGCGTGATTCACCCGATCTTGGCTCTGGCATTAGCCCTCCTGGAGTTGCGGCGGATAGCCCTCGACGGCGCGCCAAGATTTCAGTGTCACGTGTTTGATCTGGTGTTGCTCATATTGTACGTCGATGAGCGGCAGCCAATCCCCTGGCCCAACAGCCGGGATGTCTTCATGCTGCACGAAGATGCGTAGCGCATTGTTCGGCGCATCAAGCGTCGCATCTGTAATTGTCATACCCCCCGGTAACAGCAAGGCGCCTCCAAGTACTTCTAGGCTACAATCCAATATTCCAGTGTTCATGCCTCCTCCTGATAACGCAAAAACGCCGCCTATTTGTGCCCACTGTCGTGGGTCACAAAAAAGCGGCGTTCTGTTAAACAAACTGCCGACTA